AAGCTCACCGCGGTCCACCCGCTACCCGAGGACTTGTACATCGCGGCCGCAGTGCCGCCGGCGTTGTTGCGCCAGGCGTAGACCGTGCCGTTGTAGTACGCGACCCCAAGAATGCTGCCTGAGCCCGGCACCGCGCCAATGCTCGTGCGGTATTCGTCGGCGGCCAACAGCCTGTACTGCGCGTCGGTCAGCGGATCACTGTCGATACCAAGAATGGTGGTGATGCTGCCTTTGTTGGCCGCGCTGACCGTGACGTTTTCGCTGACCAGGAATGTGCCGGTAACCCGAGTGACGGCGTAGTTGTTGTCGTCAATCGCAATGACTTTGCCGGTCGCGCCGGAACTAGCGCCGGTCAACGTGTCACCAACCGAGATGGTCGCGGTAACGGTGATGGTCAGCAGGAGGTAGGTCGCGTCCGAAGGATTGGCGCGACCATCGAAACGGTCGTAGCCCGCAATGCGGGTGTAACCGCCCGTGATGCTGTGCTCGAAGTTGGTCGCCTGCCGGCACACGCCGGGAGGCAACGACAGCATCGGCGTGACTTGGTCCAGGCCGCCCTGCAGCCTGGCCAGATCGTATTTAACCGGGGGCGTCTTTAACGGCATGATCGCCCCCAGGTCAAGCCAAAGGTGGTCCGCTGACTGGGGTCGGGAGCTGGTCGATGTCCAGACGGTTCATCAACCGCTTGAACTCCTGCTCCCCGCGTGCAAATACCTCGGGCGCCGCCTCATACCCGCCGTAGTACATCATCGCGCGATACACGATGACCATGTGGAACCGGGCCGGGATCGCCGGCTCATCGGTGTCGGCGCTGAAGTCCACCGGCTTCTTGTAGTACTCGCCGGTGATGACATAAGCCTGGTCAGGGATCGACCCGAAAGCCAGGCTCTTGTCGCTGCCCGGGGCGATTGATACGACCACCGGCCGGGCATAGGTCGTCCGCATGTTCCCGTAGATGTACAGGTTGCGGAACGTGGTGTACTCCATGTAGTTCAGCAGCTGCTCGTCGCGGTAGTTCTGTCCAACCGACGAACACCGGAAGCTGTCGCGCTTCCAGTTGCCAAACGTCGAAGACACCCCGGCCTGGGTCGGGGTGTAGACCTGTTGCTGCGTGACGGTGTTGAACTGAACGGCGTCACGCAGCCACTGCCAGTCTTCCTTTGAAGCCTGCACGTCAACCCAAGCCTGGTTGACCCAGCTCGCCATGCGCGCCGACTCGGTGCCTGCGGTCAAGTTCTGCACCGTGGCCAGCGCAGGACCCGACACGCCGCACTCGACCCGCGCGGTGTTGACGAGCTGAAGGTAGTTCACTGGCAGTCCTTTGGGTTATGCCGGCTCGGCCAGCACGTTTTGCAGCCACGCGCGGCCGCGCGGGTTTGCGTCGTCCTGCACGTCGAACGGATACGCCAGGCCGTGGCGGGCGATCATGTCGATCTGGTCCGGCGCCGACGGGTTGCGCGTCACCTGGGAGTACTTAGTCTCCTTCATGCGCGCCAGGATCTCCACGTACTTGCGCCGGATCTTGGTCGGCACGCCGCGGATGATCGGCTGGTTGATCCCGTTGCAGTTCACGATGACGTGCGGCGCCTGGTTCTCGTCGGTCGTCGAATGGATCATCACCGTCACGAACTCGTTCATAAACGCTTCGTCGGCGGCGAGCTGCCGGAAGTCTTTGGACTCGGCCACGGTTTCGATGACCGGCGCGTCGTCCACAATTTCCACGCCTTGTGCGGCGTCTTTTTTAAGTGCCATCTCGATCTCTCCTACGGTTGATGAAAGCGCTGCGCCAAAAAGACGGGCACCCGAAGGTGCCCGTCAAACTCCCAGTGGAGGGTTCTAGGAGATGGCAATTACTGCGCGCTACCCGGCATCACCATGCAGTCGTAGTAGACGTCGGTGACGCCCGCGGCGCCAAGGTCGGTCGTACCCGCGGTGAAGGTGGCCGAAGAGCTGGTGGTGACCTTGATCAGGCCGACCAGGGTCAGACCCGACGCCGGAGCACCGGGGACCGGGCACGGGTCGCCAGCGGCGACGATCGGGCCCTGCGAGGTCGAGACCGTGCCCGAGGCGTTAACCCACACGCCGAACAGGCAGGCCTGGCTGTTGCCCAGCGCGGTGTGACCCGAGGAGAACGCCAGGTTGTCGGTTGCCGCTTTGGACTTGAACACGCCGTTGTTGGTGAACGTCAGCGTGTTGGCGGTCTTGAAGGTGGCCGCGTTGGTGCCTTCGGCCAGGCCGGCGGCGGTCAGCGACGCATAGCCGCTGTTGACTTGCTCGATGTTGTAGCTCATGGAGTGACTCCTTAATCGGTCGTGTTGAGAGTGCCCATCGTGCCGGCGTTGGCGGCACCCGAGGTGCCAGAGCCGACGGTGACGCCGTCATGGGTATGCGTGTTGATCGCCTCTTTGAGGGCCGCGAGGTCGAGGAGGATGGAGTCAAAGAGCTGACGGATCTCACGCGAGGTGAGGAGGTCAGGCACCTTGGCCATCCGAACATTGATGCTTTCGCTCATGGTGGATTCCTTGTTGAGTAGGGGCCCGGTTGCCCGGGCCCCAGGTCATCACAGAGCGGTCACACCGGCCTCGATACGGGCCATGAAGGCGTCGTTCAGGCGGACGGTCGCGAACCAGGTGGACGCGCCCACGTAGCCGAACTGGCCAAGCGGGTTGGCGTGGTTGGTCTGGCTGGCCTTCAGGACGATCGGCTTGATGGCCGACATGCCCTTGAGCGCAACCTGGCCCCAGCAGTCTTCACCGATGATGATGAAGGGGTAGACGTCCACGTTCGCGCCACCCACCGACAGCATGCCGTTGAGCGTGCCCGAGCCCGCGGCCGCGAACGACTTCAGCAGCGGCGAGGAGATGAAGCGGAAGTCCTCGCAGGCGCCGACTTCGCGGTCGTGAATCGGCTTGAACGAGCCGTACTCTTCCACGCGGGTGAAGCCCGGCAGGTTGCGGATGTCAGCGACGGCGTCGGTGTGGCAGAACACGATGTACGCGGGCTGCACGGCACGGGTGCCGAAGTTCACGCCCGGGGCGAGACGCGAGGTCACGCGGCGAGCACGGTTCGACTCCAGGGTCCGCGCGGACTTGCGCAGCGCGTTCAGGCTGATTGCGGTGTTGACCGCCGAGCGGCTGGAGCCGTTGGCGTACACAACCGTCGAGCCGGCCTTCAGCACGCCGTAGCGCACCAGCTCCATCACCTCGGCCAGGGTCTCGCCGGTCAGCTTGACCATCTCGCCCGGGATGTCGTCTTCGTACAGCTGCTCGACTTTCGAGCTGTACTTGAACAGCACGCCGTACTGCTGCAGCTGCACGGTCACGTCTTGGAACGAGATCGTGTTCGCGTTCGGGGTCACGCCCTCGGCCAGCACGAAGTTCGACGCGGTGATGTCGGGAGTGCCGACGTAGCGGGACGAGTCCTCGATCGTGGTGCCCGTGGTCGACGCACCGAACGGCAGGGTACGACGGAAGACCAGGGTGTCGGTCGAGTTCTGCGGCATCTCGCGCTGCGTGCCGAAGTCACCGAGGACGGTGATCGGCTGCGCATGCTCAAGCATGCCCTGGGCCGCACGGATCAGATTCCGCGAGGCAACGGTGCCGTAATTCTGGATAGCCATGATTCAGGTTCCTTGTAGGGATGTGTGGTCAGTAGCCGCGCTGCGCTCGGGTTTTCTCGCGCTGTGCGGCTTCGTAGTTCCAAAGCTCTTCCGGTGACATGTCGCCCAGGGTCTTGGGCGGCGGCGTCTGGCCGGGGCGGACGGTTGCTGCAGCGGCAAGCCGTTGGTTGCGCTCTTGTCGGACTTCCGTTGCGGGGCGCGTGCGAGCCTTCTCGTACAGATCCAGCATCTTCAGCGCGTCCCTTGCCTGCGGGCTGTCGGCCAAAGCGCGGACATCGTTGGCTTGCACGGAGTACCAGGCGGCGAATTCCGGGGTGTTGATGGTCTCGCGCCAGTTTTCGTACTTGCCTTCAATGCGTGCTTCTTCGATGGCTCGGGACATCTCTGCCTTGGTCTGCGCCACCTGCTGCTGCACGTAGCCGGCCACCTGTTCAGGTGTCAGGCCCGGTTGCTGCGGCTGAACGCTTCCCAACTTGGCAGCGACGTACTCTTCCATCGCGCCTGCCCACTCAGGAAAGTCTTCCTTGAGCTGCTCCCACTTTTCCGGGTTCTTGGCTGCGGCAGCCATCTGTCCCTGCGACGGCGCCTGTTCGGGTGCGACCGTCGTCGCAGCCTGGCGCGCTTGCTGGAACTCTCGCTGCATCGCTGCCACGCGACCCTCGGCGGTCTTGACGTGTTGCAGCAGCTGGGCGTTTGCTTGCTCCAGCTGAGGGATCTTGGCCAGAGCGGCCCTGACCTCAGGCGGGAGTGAAGCCAGCGGATCGGTCTGCTCAGCAGCAGGCTCAACAACTTCCGGTTCGGCGTCTTGCGGCGGCAATTCGTCTGCCGGCGCAGCGGCCTCTACAGGCTCAGGCGCGGGCGCGTCGCCGGCGTCGAGCTTTGTGGCCTCTTCGTTCCAGATGTCTTGCAACTGCTCTTGAGTCAGGTTCTCATCCACTGTTACGCCTCCAAAAACAAAAGCCGCCCGAAGGCGGCCTCATGCCAGGGCCAACCGAGATCAATCGTCCGGGGTGGCCACTACATCCCGAGCTGCCGCGTTGGGCAGGTCGAGGAATCTTTTGATGAACCGGATCTCGCCTCTGAGGGCGGCGGTTTCGTCCGCGGGCAGCTTGACGGCGTCGTTCTTTTCGCGCGCTCTCTTGAGCTGCTCCTCAGCCCATTTCCTGAGCTGGTGCCATGTTGCAGACTGGTAGTCGATCATGCCAATGAAAAAGCCGCCCTCAGGCGGCTTTCAGAAAATTGTGGGCGCACGGGCCCCGCACAGATTTTAACGGCACTTCCTGTGCGGGCGCAAGACGCTGTGCTCAAGCCAAGAACCGCAGCTTATACAGCGTGGATTGGTAGAGCGACACCACGGCGTCGATCTCGTTGTGCAAGGCGCTTTCCTCGCGCGGGCAGATCCGCTTGCGGTTGTCTTCGATCCACGCCAGCTGCTGGTCCAGGATGTCGGCAATCTCGCCCTCAAACCCGTTGTCCATCAAAGGGATGTCCAGCAGCTCGTTGTACCGACCTTGGTACGCCTCAGCAAAAGCGTCGATCAGCGGGATGACGCCCTCGTAGAAAGCGCCCAGCGCCATGTGCTCAGCGTAGCTGCGGGTCTTGAGGTGCGCTCGATGCGCCAGGTCGCGCCCCAAAAACACCATCGCCACGAATTCACCGGCAGTCTTCACTTCATCGCTCCCCTGATCAGCCCGCGGCCAGCGGTCTTGGAGGACTGCTTGAACGCCTCGGCGGTCGGTGCGCCCTTCTCGCCGGGCTTACGCATGCGTTCGCCGCTGCCTTCTTTGATCCGCTCGCGCTTGGCGTGGATGTTTGCGTACAAACCCGGTTTGTTCATGGTGTCACCATTTCACTCTGTCTGCCCAGTACGCGGCCGACATCTTGCCCTTGGCGATGTTGTCCGCGTGCCTGGCCTTGAACGCTTTGTTGCGGGCTGACCCTTCGGGCGAACCCTTCACGCCCTGTTGCCCGAACCGGATCAGCTTTTCTTTGCCGTCCGCGCACGCCTTGACGACGTGGCTTTTCTTCGGGTGGTCAGGCGTGGCGCGAGGCTTGTTGCAGTCCATCGCGCTCTTGATCAGGCCCTTGCTCACGGCTGGCGTCAGTACGAGACTTTGGCGTAGCGCGCGTGGATGGCCACGATCACGTCCACGTCAGTGCCAGTGCCGCCAACCGTGGCCGGCCGGATATAAGCCGGGTTCTCGTTGACGCTGTGAACCCCAGCCGACGTAAGGCCCAAGGTGGTAGTGCCGCCCTTTTGAGTCATAGCGTGCCAGTTCACGCCGTCGTTGCTACCCTGCAGCCGCACGGTAGCGCTGCCGAACGTGCCGATCGCCTGCACAGTGATGTCGGCTGCAAACGGCAGGGCGAACGGCGCGCCGCTGTCGGCGTCGCCAAGAGCTTCCCAGGTCAGCAGGATTGCGCCGTTGACGCTGTTGCGGTCGGTGCGCGTGAGTGCAATGGTTGCCATGTTGGCTCCTTTGGTTGTTTACGGTTAGCCCCAGCCCGTGCCGAAGTCAACCGGCGGCTCATACGGCGTGTCCGGCGGCGGTGGCTCGGGCGGCGGCTCAGTAGTGCCGCCAGCCCGAGATCGTCCAAGCCCGCCGCCAAGCACGCCGCCCTTGACGATCTCGCTGGAGATCAACCCTGCGCGCTCTTGCTCAGCCAAGGTTGGCTGGTTCAACTTTCGGAGCTGAGCGGCGGTCGGATCTGGCCGACCGGCAGGCATGGTGAATGTTTGCTCGGCGGGCCTGTCAGCAAAGGTCGACGTGTTGACGTCAGCCGTGTAAATGGTTTGGACCAGAGAATTGCCATACTCGTCTTGGCCACTCCCAACTTGCTGGCTGCCCGTAATTTTTGAGTTCAAAGGCAAGAACGTCACCGCACCGTTTTGCTCTATGCGGTAATACCCTGTTCTTCCGGGGTCCACGTCGGTGGCGCCCACGGTTCCGTAGCGCACGTCGTTGTAGGTCTGTGTGCTGGCCGCAGTCGGGTTCTGCCGAAGCATCAGGTAGTTTGAGTTTCCTGGGTTCGGCGTCAGACCAAAATCACCCAGCGTCTTGCCTTCGGGCAATGCCGCAACCGACAGCTGCCCGGTCGCAGCGTCCGACAGATAGACAGTGCCCTGCGTGTCAACCACGTAGGCGTTGCCGTTGGCGTCGGTGAAGAACGAATCGTTGTAGTTGCCGATTGTGCTGTTGTAGTTGCGCACCTGGCGCTGGTACGCCTCCACCGCTCGCTGGTAGGCGTCGATGTCGCGGGCCAGCACGCTCATGTCAGATCCCCGATCCCGCGACGAGCTTCAAGCGCTGTTCGGCAGCAAACAGCTCTTTGCGGCCGCGTTCCTTGATCGCCGTATCAGCCAGCTTGGCCTTGATCTGCTCCAGCGTCAGGTTCTGCACGTTGGCCATCTTCAGCATCTCGATCTCGCGGTTGAGCTGCAGCTCCTCACGCCGCGCCGCGATGTCAGCCTGCTTGATCGCCAAGCGGGTCTGCAGCTCGGCCAGGTCGCCCTGGTTCTGCGCCTGCACCTTCTGCATGTCGGTCTGCGCCCGGATCTGCGCGGCCTGGATGCGCGGATCAGGCGGCGGACCCTGCTCGGCCATCTTCGCTTGCTGCTCCTTCATCTGCTCGATCTCTTCCGGCGACTTGAACACCTCGGCCGGGTCGATGTGCTGCGCCTGCAGCGCCTTCTCGAAGAGCTTCTGCGGGTCGATGAACGGACCGAACAGCGGGTTGGCCGCGGCGCCCAGCAGGTTCAGGAACGCCTGGTTCTGGATGTCGCGGATCAGCAGCGCGCTTGAACCACGGGCGTCGATCGTAAAGTCGCCTTTAATCTCCTCGTCCTCGCCGTACATCATGTTCCAGTCGTAGTACCGGCGGATGTGAGGACGGGTGATCATGTCGTCGAACTGCTTGACCAGCCGGCGCAGCACCACGTTCGCTGAGTTCATCAGCATCTGCATGCCGCCTACCGTATCTGGTGCAGCGCCTTTTTCGCCCTGCATGATCGTCGGCACGCCGGTCTCGGCGTCGGCCAGCTCGGTGGCCATCTTGATGATGTTCGACAGCTCGTCTTGGTGACTGTTGAACTCGAACGTCGCAAACGCCTTCCTGACGTCGTCCATGTCGTCGGTGGCAAACCAGATTTTGCGGGACGACAGCTGCCACTGCTTGTCCGCCGGCTGGATGACGTTCGGGTTCATCACAATCTGCGGGCCTGAGCTCACGCCTGCGTTGTCCATCATCTGGCGCCAGGCGGCGTTCAGCACCTTCTGCTGCGCGCGCATCAGGTACGGCACGCCGTAGCCCCAGCACGACCCGGCCACCTTCTCCCACACGTAGAAGTCGTAAGGCAGCTGGCCGTCGTCCAGCGGGTTCAGGAACGCCTTGACGACCGTGTTGTTGATCATCACGACGCAAGCGTTGATCGACCGCAGCGAGTCTTTCTCGCCCATCTCGATGCCACACGCCTCTAGGTCCTCGTGGTCGACCTCGCCCCAGTACTCCCACATCTCGTAAGTGTCGCGCGCGACGTCACGCCGCTCCTCGTCCTCCAGCTCCTGGAAGGTGGCGCTGCGCTTGGGACCCTCGTCAATCACCTTGCGCAGCTGGCTGGTCATGTAACCCGGCTGCTTGGCGAGGTCGCGGACCTGCTTGACCGTGAGCTTCTGCCGCTCGTAGACGCCCTTGCCGTCATGCACGTTCTCGCCGCACCCCGGGTCCGGGAACACGTTGCGCGGGTCTACGCGGAAACTGGCCGGGCGCAGCTCCTCGACCATGATCACCTCATGCACCATCTCGCCGTAGGCGTCGGTGCGCGACTGCCAGGCCTTGCGCGTGCGGTTCATCACCACCGGGCCCTTGACCACGCCCGTGCCCAGCACGGCCGCGTCGTGGATCACCTTGCGCAGCTCGCCGTTGTAGTCGCACTCGACCAGCTGGTCGTCGATCTCGGTCTGCATGGCCTCGGCCTTGCGCCTGGCCATCTCCATCACCGCCCGCGCCACGTCCTTCTTGCGCGCGGGCCTGCCCTGATCGTCCATCACCGGAGCGCCAGTCTGCGGCTCCACCGCCGGGCTGTTGTCTTCAGACATACCGATCAGGAACGGCTCGGGCGTGGGCTCGATGCCCCAGTTGCGGTCGTCGGTCGGCAGCAGGATGTCGGCAATGCGAGCCTCTGCCGCGTTCGTTTTCTGTCGAGTCATCCCGATGAAGACGGTGCTGCGGTGGGGCTTGGCGTGCTGCGTGGTGACCGGGTAGCCCTGCTCCACGCTGGTCATCATCTGACTGGCCGCGCGGTTGACGTTGTCCTTGCCGTTGTACTGGTCCAGGTCCTCCAGCCAGCGCTTGTCCACGCCGTAGCTGTACCGATCCCTGATCCACTCGTCGCGCTGCTTGCCCAGGTTGTAGCCGAACGACTGCAGGCGCTCTTCGCGCTTCTCCCGCTCGGCCTCGGGGTCCATCACCTCGATCTCGACGTCGACCGGGTTGGTGGGGTCAATCATTGTCGTGCTCCTCCGGCTCCACATACGGCACCCGCGACTCGACGTGGATGCGCATGAAGTCGCGCTTGAGCGCTTCGAGCGCGCCAAGCACTGCGTACAGGTTGCTCTCGCCGTCGTTCATGTTCAGCTCAAAAAGATCGCCGATGTCGCCATCGCGAGTCTCGATCAGGCACACAAGCGACACCACGTCGCCGCTGACAATTCCTTCGATGATCGGCATCAGCTGCTCAGGGATCGCCGCGCTCTTGTCGCCAATCAGTTTCTGCAGGTCCACGGTCAGTACCCCATCTCGGGGTCGAACACCCCGAAGTTGATCACCGGCAGAGCGCGGTTCGGCTTGATCCGCGCCTCGGCCTCCTCGTGCGTCTTGGCGTGCCGGCGCATCATCAGCGCGTAGCGCGTGGCCGCCAGCAGGTCGTCGCCGTCCTTGACGATCAGCCCGTCCTTGCGGTGGTACAGCCGGAACTCCTCGAACCAGTCGGCCAGGTGCGCGAACACCCGCAGCCGCATCGTCTGGAACCTGGTGAGCATCTCGGCGATGCCGGCCTCCACGCCGTTGCTGCCGTCCTCGAACGTCGCCCGGTTGCGCAGCATCGCCAGGCCCTGCTTGCGGTACTGGTCTGCCAGCTGTTCACCGGAGCCCTTATCTCGCTGCAACCCGTCATGCGGCCAGGCGACTGGGACCCAGTCGCCGCGCGCCTTGATGGCGGCGGCGTGGATCGCGATCGAGGCGTCGCGCACCCGGTAGCAGTCGGTCACGTAGACGGTGTCGGTGTCCCGGTCCCACGCGAGCCACACGCCCGCGGTGGGGTGGTCGATGCCGAAATCCAGGCCCACGATCCGCGGCCAGTGCGGCGGCACCGGGAAGGCCTGCACCTTGATCGCCTCCTCGGCCACCGGGAACACCCGGCCGGAGCCGAGGATCGGGATGCCCTTCGCCCTGGCTTCGCGCTCGTGCTCCGGGTAGCTGGCCACGATCGCGGCGCGCTGCTCCGGGGTGTAGTGCTCCGCATCGTCGATCGTCATCGTCGTGACGTGCGAGCCCGCCGGCTTGTCGAGCAGGTAGCGCTTGACCACCTCGCTCATGCCGAGCAGCGGCGTGAACGTCACCCACACCAGGCCGCCCGTCGCGTTCGTCCGGGTGAGGCCCTCGCTGTAGATCGGCAGCGGCGGCTCTTCGTCGAACCACACCAGGTCGACGGTGTCGGCCTGCCACTTCGTGCGGCCCTGGTCGTAGGACAGGAACTGCACCACGCTGTCCTCGCCGCTGACGTGGCGCACCACCGCGGAGCTGATTGCGTCCGGCACGCCCTGCTTCATCGACGTGTCGCGCAGGCACTCGTGCGGGATGGTGCCGGTGCCCCACTCCTCGCGCAGCTCGGGCGGGCCGATCAGCAGCCGCTGGATGCCCTTGCGGGTCAGCTCGGCGGACTCCGAGCCGCACATGGCCCGCACCGGGTACGGGAACCTGCGGCCCTTCCACCAGTCCGGGTAGCGGCCGGTCAGGTGCATGGCCATCTCGTAGGCACCGGCCCAGGTCTTGCCGAGCTGGTTCCCGGCCATGAACAGCCGCTCGCGGTACTCGGCGCCGGCCGCGTGGAAGTCGGCCTGCCTGGTGTAGGGCGCGTAGGCGGCCAGGCGGTTGCGCCGGGCCCGCACGTCCTTGAGCCTGAGCAGCTCGTACAGCTCGCGCTTCTCGTCGTCGCTGAGCGCCGCCAGCACCGCGGGCGTAAGCGTGGACAGGTCCATCAGCCCTTGGCCGCCTTGGCGAGCAGCGCGGCCAGCCTGGTGTCGAGCTGCTCGGAGCTCAGCTCCATGCGGCCGTCCAGCTTGACCTCCACCGCCTTCAGCTTCGGTTGGGTGTACTGCAGGATCTCGCTGAGCATCCGCACCCGCACGTCGGCGTCGATGTCGTAGGCCTTCGCAGGCTGGCCGGTCTGCGGGTCGATCACGGGGTTGCCGTTGTCGTCCAGCAGCGGGCGCCCCTTGAGCACCCGCGTGAACTCCACCGCGGGGTCGAGGCCCTCCTCGATGAGCGCCTCGCTGACCGCGCGCAGGTTCATGCGCAGGCCGGCGCCAGGCTTGTTCGCGGCCGAGGTCTGCACGGCGTGCGTGCGCCCGGTGCGAGGGCCCGCGGCCTGCAGGTCCTCGGCGGTGGCCAGCTTTGGCGGCGCGCCAGCCAGCTCAGCCAGGCGCTGCGCCTTGCTGCTGGTTCGCGCCACGATCAGATCTTCCCGGGGATGATCCCGCCTTGGAAGCCGGGGACGTTCTGCTTCATGCCGCCCTTGTAGGCCGGCTGCGTCGCGTTCGTGCCGGGCAGCGGGACGCTGACCTTCGAGGGGATCGTGCCAGCGCCCTGAGTCTGGTTGCCGCCGACCTTGCCTGCCGCGACGCTGACGTTGCGGCTCTTCGGGTTGCCGTAGTCCTGCATGGTGATGCTCCTGGTGGTGCGCTTGCGCGCGTGAAAACGTACCCCGGTGCCTGATCAAGGCACCGCGGCGGAAGTCGTAGATCGTTGTCTGGCGCGGCTTTCGAGCTGGTCAGCTCGCCGCGTGTGCGTTCACATGCTCATCGGCGGCCGTTTCGCGGCCTCTTCGTTCCACATCTGCCGCCGATACTCGCTGAGACCGGCCGCGCCGTTCGCGCGAAAGGCAGCGAACTCAGCGCCGTCGAGCACGTCCAGGTCGAGACCCAAGCGGCGGGCCTCTTCCTGGCGCGGTCCGTCCAGCTTGGCCATGAGTGGATGCTCTTGCGGCTGCGGCTGCGGCTTCGGTGCAGGCGCCGGCTTGCGTGGCATTACATCGCCCCCTGCGTCGTCTCGCGCTTGGCGGCCTCTTCATCCCACATTGCGGCCATCTCTTCCTCGCCTTCGGGCTGCTCGCTTGGGAGCATGTCGCTCAGGTACTCGAAGCACTCTTGCGCGCTCTCGCACATGTACGGCTCGCGGCCCTCGGCCTCGACGGTGATCTGCCCGTCTTCGGACACGGTGATGACTATCTGCATGAGCGCGGGCTCCTGAAAAACGAAACGCCGCGGGGCTGCCGCGGCGTCGAGGAAAGTAGGCAAAACGCGGGCGCACTCGCCCGCGCCAAGTTTGCCGGAAGGCGATTCGGCCGTCAACTGCAAGCACCACGCCCTCTGAAAACCGCCAGAAGTTAGCTTTCAGCTATCAATCAAGACCTGCTGATAGAACTGTACAAGAAGAAAGCTGTTGCGTTAGCGCAACTACACAAAAGGTTAGGGTTTTCCCTAATGTACAACACCGATGTTGTACGCAACTATGCGTACACCGAGCCGGCCGGATGCCGGCAGCAACAGGAGCAACGACATGCCGAAACTGACCCACACCCAAACCTTCATCGTCGGCCACCTGCTGATGCTGGCCTTCGGCGTCCTGCTGGGCGCTGTCGCCATCGCGCTCGGCGCGTGAGGAGACGACGCCATGAACAAGACCTTCCCGAACGGCAGCCTCTACAACTCGCTCGCCGACGTCAAAGCCGCCTGCAGCGGCGCGCACCAGGATGCGCTGACCTGGGCCAAGCGTGAGATCGGTCGCGGCACGTACATCAGCCGCGGTCGCAGCTTCGTCTCCCTGCGCGACGGCGACCTCGTCGGCGGCGAGGCCGAGTGCTGGAGCTGGGACGGCACGCTGAAAGGCTTGGTCGCCGCGATCGACGAGGCTAGGTTCAGCGACCGCGCCGACACGCTGGTGATCCAGGGTGGCATCAACTACGCCGACACCCCGCGCGACTACGCCGACGGCGCCTATGACCCCTGGGTCGGCGAGTGGGCCGTGACGGTCTGGCGCCGCCCGGAAGCCTGACTTAGGGTTTCCCCTAGTATACAACGGGGGTGTTGCACCCCCATGATTCACCTACCGAGCCGGCGGTTTCCGGTGTTCTCAAAAACGGAGCTTCACATGTCACACGAACTCACCCAACGCGCCGACGGCACCGTCGAATTCGCCTACCTGAAGTCCGACGGCCTGCCCTGGCACGGCCTCGGCCAACCGATGGAAGACGGCGCCTCGATCGACCAGTGGCGCGTCGCCGCTGGCATGGATTGGAACATCGGCCGCAGCCGCGTTCGCTACGGCAACGAAACCAACTTCCGCACGATCGAGGACCAGCACGTCCTGTATCGCAGCGACGACAAGTCCCCGCTCGGCATCGTGTCAAACAAGTACCAAGTCGTGCAGCCGGCCCAGGTCATCGAGTTCTTCCGCGACGTCGCCCGCGCCGGCGGCCTGGAGCTCAGCGCCGCGGGCACGATCCAGGGCGGCAAACGGTTCTGGGCCACCGCGAAGATCGGTGAAGCCGCGCCGACGTCGATCAACGACAAGATCGGCGGCTACCTGCTGCTGTCGACCAGCGCCGACGGCTCGCTCGCCACTGAGGCCCGGCTGACGTCGATCCGCGTCGTCTGCAAGAACACGCTGCAGTTCGCCCGGGCCGACGCCAAGCCGGCCCTGAAGGTCTCGCACCGCTCGGTGTTCGACGCCCGGGCGGTCAAGGAATCGATGGGCCTCAACGAAGCCGCCTGGGCTGCGTTCCGCCACAATCTGGTCCGCCTCGCGGACGTCCAGCTGCACGAGACCGAAGCCGCGGACATCGTCGCCGGCCTGTTCGCCACCGGCACCGGCGAGCTGCAGCGCGACAAGGCCCGCGAGACCGCCGGGTTCGCGAAGGTGATGTCGCTGTTCAACGGCGCCGGCATGGGCTCGCAGCTCGACGGCGTGTTCGGCACCGCCAACGGCGTGCTGCAGGCCGTGACTGAATACGCCGACCACCACGTCCGCGCTCGCAGCGACGAGAACCGCTTCATCGCCTCGCAGTGGGGCGGCGGTGCGGCCCTCAAGCAGCGCGCTTGGGACCAGCTGATCGCCCTGGCTGCCTGAGCTCAGCGGTGAGGGGCCTGGCCCGTCCGGGCCCCTACCAGTGCGCTCAGCACGAACCGACCCGGCCGGATGCCGGACCTGACCTGGAGACCTGACCATGAACACCAAAGACACCCCCCGCCGGGGCACCAAAGACCGCGCGATCCACGACCTGCGCGAGCAATTCCAGCTGGCCGCGCGTCAGCGCGACATCGCGGAGGCGAACTGCCGCGAACTGGTGGCGGCCCTGCAGGAGATGCTCAAGTACGCAGAAGGCTTCGAGGACGCCGACCACGTCATCGACGCTCGCGAAGCCATCGCCCGCGCCACCGGGGAGGCCTGACCATGCCCTACATCAGCCCCGCCCTGGCCGCGGTCACGCCGGCCCAGATCCGCCAGTCCTACCGCCGCCGCGCCGCTGAAGCTCGGCAGCACGTCGCGCCCCGTATCCCTGGAGTCGCCCGCGCCGGCTTCCCGCGCTACTACGAGAACGTGCGGGCCGACCGCACGACCGCGGCTGCGGAGCTCGCCGAGCTCATGGCCCTACCGTCTGGCACCGAACGCACCAGAGCCTACGTCCGGCTCTACGACCGGATCAACCACCTGGTGCATGCCACCCCGGCTTTCCCGGAGGCCTGACCATGCAGCCCGCCCCTGCCCGCAGCTACACCGACCCCGCCACCGGCCGCCGGAAGCCCGACGCGCCGGCTGGCTGGCCCTTCGGCACGGTGCCCGCGCCGCGCCCCTCGAAGTACCATGCCGCGACCAAACTTGGTCCGGCGTTGTTCTAGGAGACCCCCATGAGCTGGCTCGACTACCTGATCGCCTACTTCACGATGGCCTGCGGCTGCGCCGCGCTGCTCCTGATCTACGTCTACCGCACGGGCGGCTGGTGATGCACCAAGTCCCGCTCGAAACTTTCCTCGCGCTCGGCTGGTCGGAGTCCATGCGACACCGGCTGGCCGACGCTGCTGCCGACCCGGCCGTTGCCTGCTTGGTGGCGGTCGAAACGGACGGTCGGCGCACGGTGCAGCGCTTCGAGGCCGTCCCGGCTACTCTGCCCGCCGACACGGTGGCCTTTTGGGCCCGCCCAGAACGCGCCAAGCGCTCTCGAACGGCCGAGGCGGTGCTCCTGGTACTCCGGGACGGGCTGACGCCCTACGCGGCCGCCAAACAGGCCGGGGTCAAGTCCCAGGCCGTCTACCGCGCCCTCAAAGCTCGCCGATCTCGCGCGCCAGCCGGCGCATGATCGCGCCGGCGATCTCCCGCTCCAGCCGGGCGATCGTCTCCATCACTTCCTTCTCTCGCTCGCCTGCCAGCGGCGCCCGCCCGGTGCCCTGGCAGTGCAG